GGAGCCAGTAGCGCCTGTGGAACCTATGAGGCCAGTAGCGCCTGTGGAACCTATGAGGCCAGTAGCGCCCGTTGAACCCGTCGAGCCTGTGGAGCCAGTGGAACCTGTGAAACCAGTAGACCCTGTGTTACCTGTAGGGCCTGTGTTACCAGTAGGACCTGTGTTACCAGTAGGACCTGTGTTACCTGTAGGACCTGTGTTACCCGTAGGACCTGTGGAGCCAGTAGCGCCTGTTGAACCTATGAGGCCAGTAGCGCCCGTTGAACCCGTAGGACCTGTGTTACCTGTAGGGCCTGTGAAACCAGTAGACCCTGTTCGACCTGTAGGGCCTGTGTTACCCGTGGGGCCTGTGTTACCCGTGGGACCTGTGTTACCCGTAGGACCTGTTGAGCCAGTAGACCCTGTTCGACCAGTAGGGCCTGTGTTGCCTGTAGGGCCTGTGTTGCCTGTAGGGCCTGTGTTACCCGTGGAACCTGTGTTACCTGTAGGACCTGTGTTACCCGTAGGACCTGTGTTACCCGTAGACCCCGTAGCACCTACTGCGCCTCTCGCAGCAGAAGTATATAAATTTATACGAGTCAAATCAATTCCAGAAGAATTGCCAGTTGGGTACTGAGTGCATTTTCCGTAAAATCCGAATAATGTGTCGCCTGATATAACTGGAGTAGTCGCGATAAGTGTCTTTTCTGCATACACGATGTCTGGAAATCTGCCCGAAGAGCCATAACTTCCTGCTGCTTGATAAAAGGACACTACGTCGCCTTCAATACTTACAGTAAACAAATCTAATTTTCCATAAGGTCGATTCGAATTTCCGCCTAAAACTACTCCACTTGGCGTGTAGCATTGAAACCCCAAATTTCCTGTTGAATAAACACCAGTAAATGCGAATTTATAAATATTTGAACCAGATTTCACTCCAATATCCACTCCAAAATCACCACTAGTGGTATATTTAAATCCAAATTCGGCATACACACCAGTCCTCGTCGCATCATATGATTCAACCGTTGTAACAGTATCGTTTACAACTGTAAACAGATATTCTGATGGTGAAATAATATTATCATTACTTACAGAAGATTGCAATGTTATAAATTTATTAGCAACACCGGTTATATTAAAAACGACATCTGTAAAAACGAGAGTGGAAGACCCATCCGTATATGTTGCATTATATATATATGAAGAATCGACTGGTGGATTATCCAATGCATATACTTTAACACCATTTGCGTAAAACCCTGCCAGCCCTCGATCGATGAATAAACTAAACAATGTTCCTGGGGTGTATGGAGAAAGCCCTGTACCACCGGGTGTAAAAGGTGTTAAAATTTCATAATAGCCCGCTGTAAATTTATATATATAATTATATTTACTTTTATTACCTGTTAACCCTATATATACTGTATCTGTTCCATATAATTCAGGAACACTTGTTTGAAAATTAACCCCCTGATCGACAGATAACGCCTCGAGTACATTTACATAATTGCCAGGCGAGCTAAACGTGAACGATTTTTTATTTATAACCTGGGCCATCTATTTTCATACTGGTTTTAAAAATTACGCATTTACCGAATGTAAATCCGTAATTTAACGCTCACCGGAAGAGACTTATTTGATTTCTATATGGGGGTATATTTTTCATCGCCTAATGATGCCACTTTTATATAATTGTCACTTTCCTTATCAATATTTAAATCAACAATTTTATAAACAATTCCTTTATATATCGGTTCTGTCCCATCACTGCCAGTTGTCGGATACGTTGTTTTGAATATTAAATTTCCATTGAGTCCAACCGAATTGGCAACAGCGACCCCAGAGGGTGTAAGAACAATACTTGTGCCAGATTTATCAAAAATACCCTGAAGAGGCATTACCCCTACAGCATCTCTAGGAACTATATTCGTCGGTGTAAAACTTTCTCCTGGTGGGCCTGGTACACCAATCGTTTGAAATACATTTGACTCACCTATAGCAATAATAGTCGACGTATATGTATTGCCATTGTTTATACCACTATAATAATTAAAAAACAACGTTCCAGAACTTGCCATAAATGTATATTGTGTAGAATGATTCACCCCTTCAATAAAATTTATAAAATTCGTTTCTACCCCTGGCGAAATGTACGCCGCATGGTCCATAAATTTTATCACCGCTCTATTGGCCATTCCTACATTGGTATTTTTTTTTACTTAAACATAAAATACGCAGTGAAGGTAAGATGGCAACACATCTGGGGTTTGATATGGGGATTCGTAACCTTGCATATTGTCTTATGAAACACGATTTGAGCGGAGGATGGACAATACTTGCTTGGGATAATATTGATTTGTTAGAAGGGGGCGCATCGTCGCAAACGGCCCGTTCATGTGTTGGCTGTAATGGAAAAGCATCTTGGTGCGATCTATCCGATAAATGGTGCAATGCTTGCGCAACGGGCGTACGGCGGAAGAAAACAGCTACAAAAAAACCTACACTTCCTACAATTATGTGCTCTCTCTCTGTAAAAGAGCTAAGAAATCTATCCTTGTCGGAAGGGTTTCCAAATGCCAAAAAAGCAAAGAAAGAAGAACTTGTTTCTTGGGCCTCCAAACATTATTTGCTACCGTGGAAACCTGCGAAAGCGATGGATGCCAGCCTTGACGTTATTTGCGGTGCAATGGATACTTGGCTGAATTCAATGCTCCCTACATTTGCCTCCGCATCTCTCATTCGTCTTGAAAATCAACCAGTTATGAAAGGCCCTACTATGAAATCCGTTCAGATGATTTTGTTCACGTTGTTACACCATAGACTTCGCCGGGAACACGGATGGTCCGGCCGTATTACATTTGTTCACGCAGGTGTAAAGTCGCGCGACAGCATAAAACCTGTTGTAGATTTGAGTGGTGCGAGTATTACGGCGACAGAAGGCGCAGCTTATCGTGCGAGAAAGAAGGACGCGACTGACGATGTTTTGAAGCATTTACAGGGGGCGTCGACCGCTGCCGCATGGCTATCCGCATTTCGAGCAAAAAGCAAAAAGAGTGATCTGGCGGATGCCTTTCTAATGGCTCTGAGGGCCTAATGCGGTTGTTGTCTTAAAACAGTAGCACAGGTGTAACAAGATAGGAATGAACGGCCCCACGATTCGTTTTGCTGATTCCCATGGATTCCCCGAAGTTTCGGCAGTGTCTGACATCGGACAAACGATTGAGATATCAAATTTGAATGACTTTGACCTAGGGATGCTCGGCAATCAAAAGAAGATTGTTGGAGGATCTCCCCGAGCTCAGAGCCCTGCAGTAGGGCTATCCGAGATGAGGGAAGTTGACAATATTGAATTCGTGAGTCTCGATGATACAAGTGTAACATTTGATGTGAAGCCGCCGGTAAATAATCGCGTAGGCGATACGATACGAATCCTTCGCGACGGCGCGGGTCCTTCGCCGCCGAAAATCGGTGAACCTACACTAAATCTGAATACAGCACCGCCAGCCAACTTCACATCGCCAACGCCGACAACAGCGGCACCCGCGGTTGCGCCTACTAAATCTTGGTTCGGCTTTAATGGAACTGCTCCTTCTGCACCCGCTGCACCTTCATGGTTCGGCGGTTCTTCGAGCCAGCCTGCATCGGAACCCTCTGCTGCTGCTGTATATTTAACACCCGAGCAGGAAGCAGTCAAGAAGAGTGAGGCGCTTACAATGCTCGAGCGGATGGACCGCAAGGGTGTCGGCGGCACAAAGATGACCGTCGCGAACAGCCTCGAAGAGATTAATGCCGAAGTTGCACGCCGAAAAGATTCAAAGGGGCTCGAGGCAAGTCTCCGTTTCCAGCGCTCTATGATGACGACGATGACAAGTGGCCTAGAATTCCTTAACAGTCGTTACGACCCTCTCGGTGTGGCACTCGACGGCTGGTCCGAGCAGGTCAATGAGAATATTGAAGATTTTGACGAAATCTTCGAGGAACTCTATGACAAGTACAAGGATAAGACGAAGGTGGCACCAGAGGTTCGTCTGATTATGTCTTTAGGGCTCTCTGCGTCTATGTGCCATCTTACCAATACGAT